GCTTATCTCGCCAAGAATCTTCATGAAATGGATTTTTAGTAATCCGAACAGATTTGAGCGCATCCATCATTAGTGCAACTTCGTGCGGGGCAATATCTTCATCCATATTAAGAAGCGCGCCCCAAATGCGACCGATACGAGTGAACTCTGTATGAGCATCACCATAGTCGGCTAGGCGTTCTGCAAGTATCTTTTTTAATTTTTCGGACATCGGCACATTCCCTTTGTATGGTTATAGAAAGTGTTGTTGCTAATCTTGTATCCCTCAGATTTCAAAGCGTTAAAGATTGCCCAACCTGATACGCCACCTTCTGTAGCTTTATCTATGGCAGTTCTATCTTTTTCGCTAAGACTTTCAAGGATTTTGCCCATAGCGCACAATTTATTTTGCTCAATCATCGCTTGGTTTAATAGATCGGCTATTGCCATTAGTTGCCTCCCTTTCGTGGGGAAGCCTAACTTAAACCTGTGGACAACCGCTTAAGACACGCGCAAGCAAAAACCCCCGCCTTTTAATGACGGGGGTTTTTTAGGCTTTAATATCACTCGAAGCCTAGTCTGCTATACCCTGTTGGTATTTGACCAACGGCGTTACTTTACAGCGCGGGTTCTGAAACTTGTTTAACTTGAGAGCGTGTCGCAGCCCTAATTTTTAATTTAGCGGGGGAATAACCACCGATAGTGCGCCCAGTCTTTTTATTAGTCTTGGGATGTTTTTTAGAAGCCTTACCGTTTGGGCGATTGTCATTGCGCTCGCCTCTACTTTTGTTCTTAGCCATTAGCGGATTCTATTCGATGTTATTGACATACGGCGTGACGATATGAGAGTCAGGTTGAACGCCCGGATTTGAGGTGGGATTGTGGGGTACAGAACCTCCCCCAAGAGCAGCAATTCCAACCAGCATTAAATGGTGAAGATCGGTGGCATATCCGCAAGCAGTCCAAGTGGTCATAGCCGTACCTGATGCGAGAGCAAGGGCTTTAGGGTTGGTAATCGGTACGCGTATCAAGGCAGTTCCTTCATTAGAGCTATGTAGGTTGATTTATCTACGATACCTGTTTGTGGGCTTCCTTGCCGTTTCTGAAAGGCTTTGAGTGCGCTGATATGGGTAGATGTCCAAGCCGTGTTCTGAGCAACCGCAGGAAGTAAGCCAGCCTTGTATAACGCTTTCTCAACTGCCAATTCTTGCGGGGTCTTGCCTTTAAGCGGGAAGTCAGAGGCAGCCCAAGCAGGTGCGGTAAATACAGTTGTCGGCTTAGTAGTGGCAGGGGTTGAGTTGTGAGTAACTGCCATCCCTCCCCCAGTAAGAGCAGTCGCGCCAGCAACACCACCTGCAACCATCTTGTTTGTGCCTATAGATGTGGCTGGCTTGAGAGTTGTTTCGTATTGAGGGCGAACGATTGCTAAGACATAAAGGTAAGGGCGGTGGCGTAAATAAACTCCGTTGCCATTAGCCTGTGATGCGGTCAGCGCGTGGTCAGGGCTTGTATTTGCACCAACAGTTGTTATGCCATCTTTAGAAGCATCTACGATAATTTCAATGTGATCGGCTTGTCCATTGCCGTTAAATGAAAAGAAAACTAAATCGCCGGGTCTGCCGTCATATTTATTGACCACGCAACTTTTTTGTTGAAACCACGCAAGTCCAGCAGGGCAGTAGGCGAAGCCCTTTGTTGTTTGAGCAGCGACTAAGTGTGAGAGATTATTTTGGGCAAATACCCAGCTCACAAACATCGCGCAATAGGGTTGATTGTTCATTCCATACCAAGTGCCGTAAGGATTGTCGTTATTAGCACCCTCGACAAAGCCCACCTGCTGTTGAGCGGTGTGAACGATGTCTAGTGCGTTTGCCATTTATCCTCCAATAAAAAAGCCCCGACCCCTTCTCCAAGGTCGAGGCTCTTTCGTAATTCTACTACTTAGTAGTTTCAGCCTTTGCGATCTTGTTTCCCTCAGTAATGGCAGCATCAACGGCAGCCTCTACGAGTGGAGCAGGTGCGCCTGTCTTTGCGCTGATTGTGTTCACAAGTGACTTAGGATTTACGCGAGCCAAGATAGGCACTAGCAATCCACCAACGACTGCTTCTGTTGCAAGTTGCTTGAGTGAATCGTGTGGCTTGATTTGATAAGCAGCATAGCCAGCAGCAACAATGCCGTAGCCGTAGTGCTCTAATAAACTTTTTTCTTTAAGCGTTAGGTTCAGTTTGAACTTTGCCATCTTTATCCTTCTTTCCGATGAGGTTACGAACATACTTTTGTGCTTCATAATCAGCATAAGCGGCGTGATGTATTCCACCTGCGCCCCTATGATGCTTAACACAAAGCCACATTAGGTTCTCTGCTGATTCTACCCACTTACCGACTTCATCGGGATTAGATACACCGGGGTAATCAACCTCTAGCCATTTGAGATCAACGCCGTTTTGTAGGCTGAACTCAATGTGTGCGTGGTGTAGCTCTAGTCCTCCATCGCACTCAGAGAAATCTTGACGATGTCCTCCGACAGCGCAGACTGCTGTGGCTTGAGTGGCTTTGCGGTACGCATCAAAATCTCTGTAATGCGGGTCTTCTGTCCTCTCCGGGTGCGCCGGATAATGGACAATATAATTGTTAGTAGTAACTTGATCGTGTGCATCCATTTATCTTACCTTTAGTCGGGGAAACTATCCTTAGGGTTGAGATAGCGCAGAACCACAGGGATTACCGCAGCAAAGACTGTAGGGATAATGACTGATTTCTTGACTAAATCTGTGTAGTGAAAAGCTAGTTCGAAAACGAGAAAAGACTCAAACCAAGTACGAAAGATCGAGCGTAATCTATTCTGATTTTGCTTTGAGAACTTCAACATCTATTTTTATCTCCTGTTGCTTCTCAATGAGGGTATCAACCTTGTTAATCAGTCCTGTCTGACCATCGTTATAGAGCGCGTACATAATCTTTTGTAGATCATTTTTAATATCTTCGGTGTGTTGTTTGACAAAATGTTTTGCAAAATATCCCAATCCAGCCCCAAGTCCAGCTAAAAGGAAAAAATATGAATAGGCGATAGTTGCCCAGTCTGTTGCAGTCATAAGTTGCGCCCTTTCGGGTTATTAAGTCAGCGTGATTGTCTTAATTGTACCAGCCGAATTAACGAACTTAAGAATGTTAGTTGTGGAGTTGTACCACATATCACCATTACGGTAATTGGTTGGGTCAGTAGCCACAACAGGAATCGTAAAGCGCGCTGATGTTTCTAGTTTTGAAATACGAGCATCTAAAGCAGCAAAGATGTCGCGCAAAGCTGGCGGTTGATTTACATAAGGCACAGTTACTCCTAGTTACTTGTTGTCGTAAGGGTTAAGGTTACGCGCTCAGGCTGATTGTTTTCACCGGGGCTTACATTAAGTCCGATAATGCGGTAGTTGCCGTCAAAGCCAGCAGGATAGAAGTCATCGGTAACAACTAAGCGAGCTTGATCTCCAAGGCTATAACTTCCATAAACAGGGTCAATGTAAGGTGGCGCAACTACCTGAATTGTCTGAGGAGGATAGGAAACTACGCTGACCTGACCTGTTGCCATATTGCCAAGCAAGGTTGAGTCGGTGATGTTGGAGTAGTTCATTGAGTCCTCTAGCAAAGCCCAACCCGCAGCAGTTTTGGTGCTATCTGTTCCTGTAGAGATTAACTTAGCCTCATTAGAACCCGCACCTGTGAGATACACGGTATTAGCCGCTTTAGTGCCATCTTCCTTGTAATTGTATTGCACAATGTTTCCAGCAGGGAGCATAAATACTGGCGCGGTAGTAGAAGTTGAGGAGTAGGTATTACCTAAGCGCGGATAGCCAAGTTGCAGGGTCTTAGTTGGGTTTCCACTAGTGTCATAGGCAACCTTGATATTAAAATCAAAGCCATTCGTAGCTTTTGCTAGATCAGAGATTGCGCTGAAATAAGTCTTGAGTTCATAGCCGTAATAGACCTGATTGACTGTTACCCCCGAAGTATTGGTGGGAACGACTACGCCGATATTGCCATAAGGAACGGCTTGGGCCGCAGTAACTAAGTTTTGAACAACGGTGAGTTGATCTACCCCTGAGAACGATTGAGTTGTTGTAATACGCCTACGCTCAAAATAAGACTCAAACTCACGCGCAGTTACTTTGAGGTGTTGGCTTTGGCTGTCCCACTCGCGGTTCCAAACAATCCCGCCCCAAACTAGCGTTCCAGCTCGATCTACATAGACAGCGCATTTGCCGGGGATAGTCGAGTTAAGCACATTGAGGCTTGCTGACTGTACGCCCGATAGAAGTAAATCCCCTGTCAGCGTTCCAGCAGCGTTTAACTGTTGCGTGAAATTGACATTAGTAATCGGCAGTTCAGCGATTATGTTATTAGTCAGTAGGTCGGCGAATAGATACCGATAATAAGTAGTAGCCATTTGCCTATCCTAATGTTTAAGAAGAAGCAGATGTATCTGAGGCTTTAATTCGCGCTTCGTATTCTGCTTGTAATTTTTCGTATTCCGCTTGTTGTTGCGCTAAAACAACAGGGTCAGGCATAAAAGTATCTGTTTTAGAGTCGTACAATTCACCAACTCCAGCAAACTTTCCTCTAAAATTGTTATTGTAAGAAGTCTGCAACCAAGTACCTTCTAACTTTAATACATTGGCAATAAAATCTTTTCCTGCTTGTTCTGATTCTTTACCATCAACAGTAATATCATTATTTTCTATAACAATTACGCGCAAAACTTTATTGTTATTATTTATTTCCGCAAAATGTGCCATTATGCTGCCCACCTTAAAATAATTAAACCTGACCCACCCGCAGCACCTTGATTGTAAGTACCCGTACCGCTATTGCCTGTATTTACATCCGCAGTATGGTTATCGTCAAG